GCAAATGAGCCCGCGCTGGCTGTACGAGTAAAGGGCTGTTCACGAAGCCCCCTATCCGTTGGCAGATGAAGCCTCGGGAATACTTAGGTCCGGATCTTTTCTACCTGCCTGACAGGGCGTGTCCAGATAACGCAAGTCTATCATAAATGTCTAATTCTTCTTATTTGCAGATTGCTGTCTCTGCCGGTCTGGAAATACTGCCGGGTTTAAGTCTTTAAATCCGATGATATCCGGGGCAGCCAGGAAATGATAATCCCCGCAGGCTGCCCATGCGTCCGGGAATGCTTTCCGAAGGATATTCGCTGCTCCATTACAGTCGGCATTGATACAGTAGCCGTCTTTACACAGATACAGCCCACGCTCAACACGCCTACCGGAGAAAACAGGATGCCCTTCTACTTTTCCATACACCGGGATAAAGTCACCAGCGGTACAGTCTGCTTTTGATGTATAACTCTCTTCCTGCCAGATCACATCAATCCCGGCAACCATGACTTTATAGGAGAGCATCCAACGCAGCTTATCATGTGGGACGGAGACAAACTTCTGGTTACTTTTCTTACTCATGGAAGCCGCTGTTTCCAGAGACGGTTTGTACCCACAACAAGAACACCGATTCGATGGTCGATACAATACTGCATGATCGCTGCACTGAGTTTGTGCATCTGATCTTTAATAAAACAGTCATGTTTTAAAGACAGATTGTTTAAGAACGCAGACGCTGCATGACTATAGGTTTTTCCTCTGGTGAGAATGGAGACAGCGGCTGCCTTTTGTTTGGCAAAGAGCTGATTGGCTGACAGGATCGCACCGCCCTTATATACAACAGACGAACCGTCTGTGCATGCGATAGCTGCGATGTTATCTGTGCCAAGATCCACTCCTGCCATGTTTGGCATATCTGGATAACAGGGAGGCACGGCATCTTCAATGATAAACGTCATGATATATCTTCCATAGTAAGGCTTAAATACGACTTCTCTAAGGTCCGCCGTATCCTTGAGATAGGAAAGAGGAATCCGATTCTCCGTCATATTTGGTAACTTCAACAGACAGCCTTTTCCATCTTCTGATGGATAGAGAACTGCATCCTGATTAGTCACCTTAAACGTCCTTTTATCCAGACGGCAGTATTTTGGCATCCGTGGTCGCCCTGTAAAAGAAGAAGGATCTTTCTTATATGTCTTTAATGCAGAAAGCCATGCTTTAAAATCGACCGTTGCCTGCCGCACGATACCCTGAGCGGTCTGCATCGGCAGCCCGGCAAAGAAATCGGGATTTTTGTTTGCACGGAGGATCTTATCTAATGCTTTGTAAGAAAGGACGCGGCGGCAGGTGAAACCTTTGTAGGTCTCTTTTGCACACTGGATCTCCGCAAAGACAGACTTCTCCAGATTTTTGCACACTGGATCTCCGCAAAGACAGACTTCTCCAGATCGGTACGTTCTTCTTTATCCCAGCCGGTAAATACCTGACGGATACGGAAAAGGGCAGCATTGTAGAGAAGCTTTGCAAGCCGGGAATTTCGGTCTGCAAAAGCGAAGATCTGTTTGAAATTGTCTTCAGATAAGATCATTGGAACCGCCTTTTTCATAATACCTTTTCCTTTCTTTAAGATAAAAAGTGAATCTCCTCTATAGGTATTATGAAAGATTTACCAGACAAACGATTTTTCTGTATAAAAAAACTGGTTGCAAGGGCATTCACCCACGCTCATGCGGTGCCGTAGCTCCTATGGACGTGGTACTCTGCCTAAATTGATAGATAGCGCTGCATCTTAAGCTGGGAAGAAATATCTTCCCGGCTTTTTTTGTTTACATCCTTGTTATTTCATATTATTTACGAATGAATCAAAGCGATGAAAGGAGGAATAAAAATATCGTTACATTCAAAGAAAAAGGAGTAAAAAAAATGGGAAAAGAATCCACAAGAGTATGTATCTACAAACTGAAAGGAAAGAAAAAGACCAAGTTGCTTCATTGTATGGTCGTTTCTAATAGGCCTTCCCAAGAAGCCTTATTAAAAGCAGTAGAAAAATGCAAAAAGACCAGTATTCACTTGGAAAGTCTCACTGATATTCCAGAACAGATTCTGCTTCCTGCTGCATTTATCCTATAAGCAATCTTTTTAAAGAGATTGAGATGGAAGATAAAATCCTTTACTAAAGGAGAACAGATTATGGATTTAATGGAAAAAGAAAAACTAGAACAAAAGGTAGAAGAATCCCGAAAAAGTTATGCTCAAAATGGTCATCTAAAAGATTTTGATGAGGATTTTATCCGAGCAGAGATCAAATGGGAAATGCTTTTAGAACAAGATTTTAAGAAAGGTTAAATAGGTGGAAATTATGAGAAAGTATACGGTGGAAACGTTAAAGAAAGAAAATGAGCTTTTCGACAGATGTTATGGCATTAACAATGCAGATGTAGAAAGAGTAAATCATCTTATTGATATGATTGAAAAATCACGCTCCGTAGAATCCATACAGACATTTGACGTAGTGGAATACACAAACGAATACGGGGAATATTTTCCAAAAGCAACAGTAACAATGAAAGAAGAAGAAGATATAGAACTTTGCGAAAATGCCGGAATACATCTAAATATTTACGATGATGAGTTATGCGGAAGTGCTTCTGGTGGCGCTTTTAGCCATCACAAAGAATCTGAATTTGTATATAAAGGTACAGCAGTCAAAACTTTTTGGACATGGGGAAATGTTGGCGCACGTGCAAATGGTGGAATTTATTTTACCGCAACGGTTAATTTATGGGAATGCAATAATAATAAAGAAATGTTTTCCACAAAAACACATGATAAATATTATCTGTCTCATAGAAAATCAGATAATGATTATCAGTATTTTGCTTCATGGAACGCATTAAGTTCTCATGCGTGGAAAACAAAAAAAGAAATGCAAGCATGGTTAAGAACCTACAGAGCCGTTACAGATGGAAAACATACATGGGGAGGTACGGTTATCTGGACATATAAAGAAATAGAACATCATTGTTCAGATGCAGAGTATGACGCTTTAGAAGTACCGGAAGATATTTTCTTGATGAACGGAAGCAAAAGAAGATGTAAACGCGTTTATGACGATGCAAATTGTGTCATTCACACTTATTTCGTGTGGTACTGGGAAGATGATACTTTAGATTTTTATGAAAGAATGTCATTACAGAATAAAGTCATTGATTCTTACAAGGTGGATTATTTTACAAATAAAGTAAATAAAATAGCACTTGAAGAATTAAGAAGCGGAAAAGTAAAACCATTACAGATCAATTTTGAATAATAAAGAGGGTGAAATAATATGTCAATCGTATCAATGTTACAGGAATTAACAAGAGGTGAAACATGGGGAAATAAAGAACAGTTTGAAAGAAATTACTACGAAGGAAAGAAAGTTCTTGATGATCTGGAAATGTCGGACGACGTACCTTTTCAGTATTACGATAATGGTCAATCAGTAAATATTTACATAAACAAAACAATTACATACTGTCTAAATTATAAGACATTTTATGATGTGAAATTCATCACAAGTATTTACAGCAAAAATGGACTTGTAAAGGAATATCCATTTAGCTACGATTCTGAAATTTGTAAAGAATTAGAACGGAAATATGAAGCCTAAACCGCCTTAGCTAGATGTTTAGTAGTTGCACAAGCGTTGTGCTGTATGTTAGAAGAGGCATACAAGGAAATAAATAAAGTTGATTGAAAGTACAATTTGGAGGAGAAAAATGCAGTATATCACAAAAGAAAACCTTCCGGTTTTTAAGTATGTAAATATCCTTCCGGCAGAGTTTTATGAAGATGCTGAAAATGATCTTTCATTGCTCATGGAGTATCATGAACGTCTAAAAAGCGGTTTAACAAACGGAGATGCGAAAGTGTTTTCCGATAAAAGCAGCGATGATGTTCATCGTCTAGTCATGAAATGCTTTGATTATTACCCAAAAGCGTTCTTTTCTGACGGACCAGGGCAACAAGGTATCCTGTCAAAGATCAAAGAAAAAATTACAAAGATCAATCCCGAAACAGGAAATGAAAACCTTATCGGGATCGAAATGTTTACCGTTATCGGTTTATGTATCCGGCTCTTAAATATCATTACCTTTACCCGTATTTTGCAGGGAGCGATATTTGACCAGGGAGAAGATAAAATTTATTATCCCAAACTTTTTTTGATCACGGATACCTACTACAAAAGCCAATTTAACCAACCCGTTATGGATTTTGATGCATTGTTCCGTTTTATGCCTGCGAACAATTCTTATGAGACTTTTATCCAAGGAAATATCCGGGAGAGTAAACAAGGTTTTCATATCAGAAAAGTATCGGATGAGAAGATTGTTGTATCTATCTGGGACAGAGTCTGTGGCGGCTATACTTTTTCCCTGATAAAAGAAGGGGAAGGTTCTTATCTTTTAGTTCCTTTTGTTGGCTGCGGAAGAAAAAAAGACTTAAAGCGATGCAACAAATGGAAAGGTTCTGAGAAAAGCTGTGTAGAAAAATTCAGTGATTGTCCGGAACGAAGGATACAGACAGTTCACGCAATCCTTCTTTGTATGCAGGAATATTTTATCAGAAAAAGCAGAAGCTCTATTACTAAAGATAGGAAAAAGAAAAACAAAACGAATAGTCCAGAGACTAAAACTTTTCAGATAGAAGGAATGATCTCTGTCTTTGACTATGGAACAAAACCGATTAATCAGACAAAAAAAATCGGAGGAACTGGTATTTCTGGTGTTCAAAAGCGTCCACATATCCGATCTGGACATGAGAGACATTTGCAAAATGGTTCGATTGTGCAGGTAAGAGGCTGTGTTGTACATAAAGAAGAATACGAGGGATATAGTTCTGCGGAACGAATCAAATAACTCGATAAAGAAAGTTTAAAAGAAACGATATTTTAAGAAAGAGAGCATTTTGGCTCTCTTTTTTTATGTTTATTTATAATATTTCATTCTACTAATGAAATGAAATATTGATGAGAAAGGAGGATAAAAAATAATCATTACATTTCACCAAAAATATTATATGAAAAGGAGCAAAACAATGCAAAAAGAAAAAAGGGAAATGTGTCAGCAGAAGTTCAAAGATTTTGAAGCAATTAAAGTTGCGGAAAATGAGCAAATTTTGGTTATGGACTGGAAAAATAAAAACGGTTATTCTGAATATTCTATCCGCTATATGCTTGATAAAGAAAAGGGGAATCTTATTATCACAGGTGATCTTGGAGCAGGTATTGCAAGTTGGTACAATTCATTGTACCCAGAAAAATTGGCTTCACTCTTAAATGATATCGGATATTTTAAAAGCAAAATCCAATGTTGTACAGAAACATATACCTACCGTTATAAAGACATTGAAGAAGACCTTATGTCTATAAAAAAAGATTTGATTCTTGACGGATATGGTGAAACAGAATTAGAAGTGGATTTCAATAAAATCTTGTCTCTATCTACCTACATCGATGGCGGAGTAGGAGCCTACCCGAATGATCTTACAGAGATATTTGAGAAATATGACAGGGATTGGCAGCAATCCGAGTTTGCTTACCTTGGCAGGCGTGTTTCTAACCGTATCTATTTTTGGGCAGTAGGTTTTCAGATGGCAGTAGATGACTTATTAAGAAAAGAACAGAGAAAAAATACGGTATTTTGAGGTTTCCATGAAAAGAAAGGGAGGACCTGATAACGAATACAGTATGTGCGTCCTGGGTATTAGAAAACCTACCTGCAAAGAAGCTGAAGAATTTTTCCGAGCAGATATAATAACGATTTTGATATGGAAAAAGAAGAAACAATGCCAGTCTTCGGGAAATAGAAAGGGAACATTATGGACAAAAAAGTAAAAGAAAAAGAATGTGAAGCGTGTGGAGCTTTTTTTATACCTTATCGAAGCAATGGAAAGTATTGCCCTAGCTGCAGTAGCCATTCTGATCGGGTCAAACAGAAAGTCGAACGACAGATACGAAAAAATATTAAGAAATATGGATATGGAACAGCACCAAAAGAAATTAAAAATATTTGCAAAGAGTGTGGAAAGATCTTCATCTCTTATGTACATCCTAAAGATTTTTGTAGCAAAGAGTGTGGATCAACTTATCGGATTAAGCATACATTTTGTGGTTATTGTCACAAGCCAATGACAGAAACAGAAAATATTTATGATGTCAATGGGAAAACATGGTTTTGCTGTGAAGAGTGTTCAGAAAAAAATAAATGGGATAATGCCAGAAAATTAGGTGAAGTCAAGATTTGTCCTAATTGCGGAAAAGAATTTATCAAAAAATCAACCTATTGTAGTAAAGAATGTTACATCGATCATATGCATAAAAAGAAAAGAGAGTCCAGCAGGAGAAAAGCTGCCGGGTTAAAGCTCTGTCCTGTATGTGGTAAAGAATTTGCTGGAGAAGGCGTTACCTGCTCGAATGAATGTAAAAAGAAGAAACTCGCATCTGAATCTTGCGTGATACGGAAATGCATAGTCTGTGGAAAGACATTCAAATGTCCTGTTAGCAGGCTTGATGAATCTTTTAACATATGTTCTGATATATGTCAAAAAAAATTATCTATTGTTATGGAAAAAGAAAAACAACAGAAGCAGGAAGAACAAATGAAACTTGAAAAGAAAAAAGAGCAGGAATACATCAATAAAAATGGATTATGCAGTATCTGTAAGACCTCTTATGTAGACTGCGAACGTATGCAATCGAATTTTCGATGTTACCCCAAAGGAAGTTCCTGCAAAGGGAATTTGGTCATAAAATGTCCGAAGTTTACAAAGTAGAGAGGAGAAAAATATGGTTTATCAATTAGAATCACCAGATATTAATACCGTTATTAACTATTGTAAAGACCTTTGTGCAAATGACAAGATAGAAGTTTATGATTTCGGAGGAAAGAAAGATCTTGTTTTGCACATATAC